CTGTGGGAGAGGTTACGGTGACAACATGACTTTTACATTAGCTACTCTTAAAACTGCATTACAGGATTACACTGAAAACACTGAAACTACTTTTGTTAATAACTTATCAAATTTTATTAAAACTGCTGAAGAGCGCATTTTAAAAAATGTTCAATTAAGTGTTTTTAGAAAAAATGCCTCTGCTGCGTTTACATCAAGTAACAAGTTTTTAGCTTGTCCAGATGATTTTTTAACTCCTTTTTCTTTAAGTTTTACCGATGCTAGTAGTAATACTGTGTTTTTGGATTATAAAGACGTAAACTTTGTTCAAACATTTACGCCCAACCCTTCAACTACGGGATCGCCACGGTTTTATGCTTTATTTGATACTGACAATTTTATAGTTGCTCCAACGCCTAGTTCTAGTTTTGCAGTAGAATTACACTATTATGGCAGGCCTAATAGTCTTACTGCCGGAGCTGATTCTGGTTCTACATGGTTAAGCACAAACGCACCAAATGCTTTGTTATACGGGGCTTTGATGGAGGCATATACTTTTATGAAAGGTGAGCAAGACATTATGGCAAATTATGCACAAAGATTTACAGAAGCCGTACAATCGCTTAAACTGTACGGCGAAGCAAGAGAAGTAAGCGACCACTACAGGACGGGCATGGTTATGAGGGATAAACAATAATGTTGATGGAATTACCAAAAACTCCCATAGTGGATATACAAACTACAAATAACAGAGGGTTTACTCCAGAAGAAGTGGCTGCTCGTTGTGTAGACAAAATTGTTGAGGTTGGAGACAACGCTGCCCCAGAAATCAGAGATCAAGCAAGAGCTTTTAAAGGACACCTTAAAAAAGTTTTAGTTTTTTATATGAAAGAAGCTATAAAATCTGACAGAACTACTATTTGCAACGCAATCAAAGAGGCAGGTCAAGAAAAACTTGCAGAGCACATAAGGAGACTATAATGGCCATAACACAAGCGATGTGTACGTCTTTTAAAAAAGAATTGTTAGAGGCAAAACACAATTTTTTAAATAGTGGCGGAAGCACTTTTAATTTAGCTTTATATACTTCCAGTGCAAGTTTAGATAAAGACACTACTGCATATACAACAAGTAATGAAGTAAGCGGAACAAATTATACAGCTAAGGGTGCCTCGCTAACTAGAATAGATCCTAGTACATCAGGTACAACGGCTTTTACGGATTTTTCTGATCTCACGTTTAGTAATGTAACCCTTACGGCAGCAGGCGCTCTAATATTTAATGATAGTGCCTCTGGTGACCCTTCTGTTTGTGTTTTAAATTTTGGGGCAGACAAGACTGCAACCGCCGGCGATTTTACAGTGGTTTTTCCGTCGGCTGATGCGAATAGTGCAATAATAAGGATAGCCTAATGGCTTTAGTGGTAGCAGATCGAGTTCGTGAAACGACAACCACGGAGGGCACAGGCACTATCACTTTAGGTGGAGCTGTCGCTAACTTTGAGACGTTTACTGCTAATCTATCCGATTCTGATACAACTTACTATGCGATTGTAGATAGTTCAAACAATGCGTTTGAAGTTGGATTAGGGACATTTACCGCCTCTGGTACAACTTTAGCTAGAACAACAATCATAGCTAGTTCTAATGGTAATAACGCTGTTAATTTTGGTGCAGGGACAAAGGACGTATTCATTACAATACCTGCTAGTAAGATGATTGTTAAGGACGCTAGTGGTAATGTAAGTATAGATGGTGACGTAACTATAGCTGATGGCTCTAATGATTTTGACGTTGCTTCGCATGACGGAACGAATGGGTTGAAATTAGGTGGAACACTGGTCACTTCGAGTGCAGCAGAACTAAACATATTAGATGGTAAGAGTTTTGTTGACGAAGATAATATGGCATCTAATAGTGCTACAGCCATTCCTAGTCAACAATCTGTAAAAGCTTACGTTGACACACAGTTGACAGCAGAAGATTTAGATGTAACCACTGATAGTGGCACAATTGATATTGACTTAGACAGTGAGACACTAACAATTGCAGGCGGCACAGGTCTGTCTTCAAGTGCATCTTCAACAACAGTTACGATGGCAGTAGACGCTGCTCAAACAGGAATTACTTCTGTAGTAAACACAAGTTTGGAAATAGGTAGAGATGCAGACAATAGAATTAAGTTTGGAACAGATAATCAAATTATATTTGAGGTAGATGGTGGCGATAATGTTATATTTAAAGCCAGTGGTGAAATAGAAGCTACTAGCCTTGATATCAGTGGTGATGTTGACGTAGACGGCACACTTGAAGCCGATGCTATAACAGTAGACGGCACAGCGTTAGCCACAGTAATAGCAGGAACAACTGTTAACAATGCAACATTGGCATCAACGGTAACAGTATCAGACAGCACAGCAAATACTAATTTTCCAGTAGTGTTTCATGATGAGTCAAACGCTTTATTAGATGATACTGGAGCATTACGCTATAATCCAAGCACTGGTGAATTACTCGTGCCAAAACTTACAGTAGCAGGGACGACTACAACCGTTGATACTGTTACAATGAACGCACAGAATGCAGTGGTTTTTGAAGGTGCTACGGCTGATTCTAATGAAACAACTTTAACAATTACAGACCCAACAGCAGATAGAACAATTACGTTACCAGACGCTACAGGACAAGTAGTATTATCCAGTGGGGCTATTGATAGCGATGCGATTGCAGAAATAGGAAGAGCGCATATTGGAAACATAGGATTTTCTGATATGGCAGGTTTTAGTCATGTTGATCAAAATACAGCGGCTAGCTACGCAATACTACAAAACGCTAGTGGAACAACATTTCTCAATGCTGCTGATGGGCAAGTTATCAATTTCAATATAAATAATTCTAATGTAATGAACGTGGAAAGCACGGGCTTGTCTCTTTTTGCAGGCAAAAACATAGTATTTGAAGGTTCTACATCGGACGACTTTGAAACTTTCATTAATGTAATAGATCCAACTGCGGATAGAAGTATTAATTTCCCAGATGCATCTGGGACAATATCACTTATTACTGCAACGGAAACACTTACGAATAAAACCCTTACTACACCTGTTATAGCTGAGATAGATAACTCAGGAGATATAACTTTAGACGCAGGGGGGGATATTGTTCTTGATGCAGGTGGAGAACAAGTAATATTTAAAGACGGTAGCACAAACGTAGGACATATTGATTTAGACAGTGACAACCTTACAATTAAATCTCTTGTTCAAGACAAAGACATTGTATTTAAAGGAAATGACGGTGGATCAGAAATAACAGCATTAACTTTGGATATGAGTTCAAGTGGTAATGCTAATTTTACGGGCGGGGTAAAATCTAGTCAATTCTTTTGGATGACTACTGATAATAATGTTGCACTGTATGGGGGAGCAAACTTTGAAATTGCTTTAAATCATGTACACAATACTGGTTTTAAACTAACTAACAGTGGAACTGGAACCCCTGCTGTAGAGTTACAATTTGTAGATTCAAATGAATCAATTGGTTCAGATGGTACAAATCTTATCTTAACATCTGGTGGCAACGCCATAACTGTTCCAAATACTGGTGCTGATACTGCGACTTTGAATGCCGCGACACAAACACTTACCAATAAAACTTTAACATCCCCTAAAATAAATGAAAACGTAGTATTAACAGCCACTGCAACAGAGTTAAACATAATGGATGGTGTTACAGCTACGACATCTGAATTAAACATAATGGATGGTGTTACAGCTACGACAGCCGAACTAAATCTTATGGATGGAGGAACATCTGCGGGCACGACAGCCGTAGCAGGAGGAGACGGTATTGTTACTAATGATAATGGTACAATGCGACAAACCACTGTTGATACATTTGATACTTACCTTTCTGCCACAACCAAGACACTTACCAATAAAACCCTCACAACTCCAGTAATTAATGGGTTTAGTGGGACTGGAGATGGCTCTATTATAGGTGATCTTACCGTTAAAACTTCAGATGGCGCACTTCTTAAATTACAAACAAGCCACGATACTATTGCAGACGGAGATGTACTAGGTGCTATCGAGTTTTCTGCTCCAGATGAAGGTGATGGTGCAGATGGAGATGCAAGATTACTTGCAGCCTCAATCGTAGCAGAAGCAGATAATACTTTTAGCGACACTAATAACGAAACAGATCTTGTGTTTAAGTTAGGTACAAGTGGAGCTGCTTTGGAAAGAATGCGTCTTCATCATAATGGCGATATGACGCTTACTAGCTATAATGAATCGGGATCAAATGTGGGTCCTTCTCTTATATTAGATAAGAACTCTGCGTCACCTGCCGATAACGACTTCTTAGGTGCTTTAGTTTATCAGTTTAGAAACTCTGCGAATGAGACACAGAACGCAGCAATGATTAGAGTTAGGGCGAGTGACATTACCGATGGAACTGAAGATACTTTTATTCAAATAAGAACTTTCAAAGATGGTTCTGCCACGAACTCTGTAATTATTGAAAACGATACAACTACCTTCAATGGCGGTATTGTTATAGCAAATGCGGGAACTATTGGTTCAGCCAGTGATACAGATGCAATTTCTATAGCTTCAGACGGCAAAACAACTTTTAGTCAAAATATTATTGCATCTGGAAATATTGAGCTAGGGAATGCAAGTGACACTACGTTAGCTAGATCTAGTGCGGGAGTAGTAACAATAGAAGGTAATACCATTGCAACTAGGGAGCAGCTAAAAGGTGATGCTACTAATGGAGCAGGGGTTTTTAGTAATGAGTTAATTGCAAGAAAACTCCACATAGGTGGTATATTGACTGCACAAGATGATACTAGCCAGATAATAATAGCAGGTAGACCAATGGGAGCATTTTTCTCTCAATCAGATTTAACTGCTGATAGAATCCATTTTATGCCGGTAATGATACCCGGAACAGGAGCCTCCGGTAATTTTACTGTAGGAGGGTTTCGATTTAGAACTGGATTTAGTGGAACAGTCACGGATCGTACTGTTAAGATGGGTCTATATACTCTCAACACACAGGGATATCCCTCTCAACTTGTGTCAAAAAGTTCAGCATCGTCAGGAACGTCACTTAATGCTTCAATAGTAGCTACTCCAGATGTTACATCAATAACACCGGGAAGATATGCTCTAGCTCTGGTGTCCGTAACAGGGAGCACTCGTATAGTAGTTAATTTTAATTCTGGTAGTGCAGGGGCAACTTTTTATCAAGACGGATTTACTGATTTTGCCGATACAGGAAAACCTACGGGTCTTTCTCTTGATGGCGCAATGAGTTCAGGTAATTTGCCAACAGATTTATCCTCAACCTCGGGCTATATTGATCAACAAACTATGCCATGGATGTCAATAACATATGGAGCAACTTACTCAGGAGAATAAATATGCCTTGTAGATATAAAATGGTTAATATAGATGCAGACGGAAAAAGGACTGAAACAGAAAAGGTATTATCTTGGGATGAAATACGCTATTGGAGAGACCACGCCTTACATTTTTCGGATCATTTTACAAGAAGTGATCGTTGGGATGACCTAACTTCACAGCAACAAGTTGAACTTAAAGCATTTAGAAAAACCTTGAGAGACATACCTCAAACGTATTCT